AAACAACCGGCCCGCCACTAAAAGAAAACCAGCTAACTTCGCGGCAAGCTCAACGTACTGCTTGATCAGTGCCGGGTTCGTCTGAATCCATTCGAGCATATGTTTTACCACTGGTATAATTCTGCGCGTGAGTTCGATTACCGATGGCAACAACGCTTGACCTATTTCGACCGACAACGCAGCGAGCGTTGCTTTCAATTGCTTGAACGCGAATCCAGGATTAGCCTTTACAAACCTGTCAAACGCTTCATCTGTTGCGCCGACACTGGTTTTCATTTCCAGAACAATATCGTTGAATGCTTCCGCTTGGTTTCCGGTCAACGCAAGCATAGCCTTTACACCGCGAATACTTCCGAACAATGTCGCCATGATTTCCAAGACATTGCCCGAGATACCGCCGGTATCCTCTAGCGACTCATTTACCTCGCCGAGTTCGCTTTTAAATTCTCTCGATGCAACCTTCAGCGCATCAGTTTGGTTTTTTAAGGCGTCCTGTTGCGCGGCGCTAAGTTGCGAAGATAGCGCCAATTTGTCATTTGCTAATATCTGCGCTTCGATCTGCTTTAGTTGTTCTTCAATAGCGGTTTTTCTGGCGCCAATCGTTACTACTTCTCCGGCTACCTTGTCTTTATTTTTTTCGATGGCGGCGGTCAATCCTTGCATGAACCCTGTGAACCCAAGCGCCTGTAATGAACTGGCGCTAAATTCAAACTCTAAAGCCTTGGCCGCTGCTGCTGCCTGTTCGCTTGGACTTACTATATTTGCAAGGGCCGCGTTGAGTGCCGTCGTCGCCTCGGCGGTATTTATCCCGCCGAGTGTCAGTGCGGCGATAGCTGCAAACATATCCTCCGTCGCGATACCGGCGGCGGCCATCGTCGGCGCGACCGCGCCTACCGAACTAGCGAGTTCGCCGAACGTCGTTGCACCGCGCTTGACTGCAACAAATGCCTGATCAAAAACGACGTTCATTTCGGATAGCGACATACCGAAGGCGTTCGTAACCGACGTGCCTAGATCTATAGCTGTAGTCAAGTCGCTGACACCGGCAACGGCGGCCTTCGCCGCACCTGCCAAAATTAACGGCAACTCCGTTTCGTCTGCGCCTTTGGATATAGACTGATACGCGGCATTAGCAGCATCGACAAGATTCGTCCCGAACTCTACAGAAACCTTTTTTACAGCATCACTGACGGCGTTTATGTCTCGAACGCCTAGCGTGTTGATTTCCCCTAAAACTTCCTGAAACTTTTGCGCGTCGAAAACCGTCTTGCCGAGTACGCCGGTTATCACTCCGCCGGCGACGGTCATAGCCGTTCCGATCTTCTTGGCGTTCGCGGCGATGTTGTCGAACCCGGTTTTCGCCGTCGCTTGCGCTTGAGATATTGCCGCGCCAAACTTCCCCGGATCGACCCCGAGCGTTAGGACGGCGTTACCTAAAGACAGGGCCATTACAGTTTACCCTCGCGACGTAGACGGTCGCTTTTCAGGTTCGGATACCGCGCGCCGAAACCGATACTGCGCCCGGCTTCCGGCGTGTTCGGCGATACGCTTTGAATGCCAGCGGGAGACAGATCGCTCAACGTGAAAGCCTTTCGATGCGTGTTCGGTTCGCGCGACCGCGGCGTAGATGACGGCGTAGTGTGTCGGCCCGTTTGCATTCGTTCCTCTAGGTCGTCCGCGAAATCTTCCAACGTCCGCGCAACGGCCCACAGTTGCGGATACGTCCATGTATCCGCAATGACCCACGGGTCTAAATGAAACGTCTGCGCGACCGCTACTAGCCCTGAGATGACGGGATGGCGGACGCTTCGCCGTTCCGTTTCTCCACAGCGGCCATACCGGCCTGTAGTACTGCGAGCGGCAACGATTGAATCTGCGCCATCTGTTTCGCCGTCGCGCGCTCGAAAGGGTCCGTAACCTCCCTGAGCATGAGAAATGCGTCCATCAGTTGCGGCCACGTCACGCCGTCGGCGAGCAGTTTCTCGCGGTCGATCATTCCGTTGCCATACTCGATGATCGAATCGAGCAGCGCAGTGCGGAACGCTTTGCGGTCTGCCGTGGTCCCTGTTTGCGCCGCCGTGTGTAGGTCGTCAACCTCGCTTGCAGATTCAAGCCAATCGTCGGCCTTGTTGATTGGTAGAATCGGGATCTTGTAATCGACCCCGCCGACCGTAAACAGATGGATCGGCTTGTTCGATTTGATATCCGCGTCGGAGATCATGCTGTGAATTCCTCCCTATCGTTAGCTCGAAGCATGGTTAGCTCGAAGCGACCGCCGTAATATCGTAGATCACCGCGACCCGTTCGCCCGCGGTTCCCGTCGGATCGCACAACGCCTGATACGCAACGTCGAACGGTTTGTGCCCGCGTCCGAATGCAAAATTCACGTTGCCGGTTGCGACAACATACGGTATATGGATCACGCGCGACCCGCCCTCTGGCGACGTGCCAACGTAAAGCAGCGCCTTTTCTGTCAGTGACCCGTCGCCGAACTTCAATATATCCTGCGCGGTCTGATCGGCTCCAGCGGACACCGTAGACAGCGCCGACGACGTGACTCCGAGCGACGCGGCGGTCAAATCTTTTTCTGAGAACTTGAACCGTACCAAAAAACTCTCGCGGATAAGCGCGAACTTGATCGGCCCCGCGTGTTCGTTCACGAATACCGGCTCGGTTTCAACGCCGAACTCGAACTCGTGATCGTCGATGGTGAATCCCGTCGCGGCCCACGAACCGCCGGGCGTGATAGTAACCGCGGGCGGCGTGAGGTCGTCGAGTTCCGGCAACGCTTCGCCGGTTGCATCGTAGTACAAAGTACCGATGCCGACTATCAGATTAGATTTTGTTCCCATTGCTAGAATTCCTCTGTGTTAAGAGTTGCGTTAGGAGCCGCGGCAGAAGCCGGTTCCGGTTTGGATTCAACTGGTTCGGAAACAACAGACGGCGCTGCGTCAAACGCGGCAAGCTCGAACCCGTCGCCGCGTTGCCGTAACTGCATAAAAAGGGAATCGCCTACCTGCGACACGCCGAGCCGCGTAAGAAATTGCAAGTCGGCAAGCGTAAGATTCTCGATCCGCACGGCGGCCCGCGGTTGTTTGTCTATTACAAGTCGCATGTCAACGCCCTCATGTCAACGCCCTCATGTCAACGCCCTCATTTCCGTTTCGTAGGTAGTGACCACGTATCGCCAATCTGGCAACTCGGGGTCGCTCAATAACTGGCCCGGTATCGCCTCCCGCGCAAACATCAAATACCCCTCAGTGACCGTCACATCGGCCAACTCGTGTAGCCGGTCGTACAGGTTCTTCCAAAGATCCCAAGAATCGTCGCTGTCGAGCGAACCGCCGTAGCATTTGAACACGAACCGCGGACGCATGATCGGCGTGCCTGTCTCGTGGTCCCCGCCGTCGATATCGAATTGAATCGCCTTTGCCTCGTTGCGGAATGCCCGCGGCAACCGCGGATAAATGCGCGTCGCTACCGCCGTGTATAGGTCCGTCCCCGACGTGGTAAGCACCTCGTACATTACGGTCATCGGGTTTGCTGTAGCCATTAGTGGCGCTCACTTGAACTTTCCGCGCAGCCGTTCCAACAGCCGCGGTTTTTCCGTGTCATACGCCGGATACATATGCGGTTGCTTTTCTTGAAGCCGAGTACCCCATTCAAGGAAACCGGTCAACGCACTGCCTCGAATTCCTACGAGAATTTTCCACCGGTTCACCGACAATGTTTGCAGGTTCGCGCCGCCTTTGAACGCCTTGCCTTTGAACGCCTTGATTTGCTTGTAATGCCAAGGCCGATCCCGCGGCGCTAACCTCGATGCGTGCCGTGCGATTTCCTGTGCAGCGTTCCACATTTCCTCTTTAACGCCCTGAAACAATGCCGCGGTCATTTCGTCGGTATCCCACCGGATAGCGAATTTGGACTCTGTTGCCATCACTAAAATGCCCGCGCCTGGCGCAAGTCGCATTCGACATGATGCCCTTGCCCGCCTGGATCGTGGTTGACGTAAGCAATCTCGACCAGCGGCACGAGCAACCGCTTGATCGCCGCCGCGGTATGCGCCGCTGCCGTCGTGCCGTTGTGCCCGCGCGATACAGTAACCGTTGTGCCTGAGATGGCAGAAATCCGAACGTGCTCGGACTCGATCAACACTACCTCTCCAATGTTGAGCGTACCGCTGGCGTCGCTGTCCGTAACCATTGACGTATCGCTTGCGTCGGCCAGCGTCCCGGTAAACCCGGTGTCCGCGTCCGGCGTGAGAATGGATCGCGCCTGGAATTTCTCATCGACCTGTTGACCGAACGGCAGCATAAGCCGTGCAAGCGCCTTGACCGTCACGCTGTCCTCGAACATCTCTTTTCCGCGCTCGAGGTAGTGTCGGCAAGGTACGTCCGTGGCGTAGCTGGCATACGTCAGCACTTCGTCGCCAATCGAATTCGATGACATCGAAGGCCGCAACAGTTCGCATGTATGGATCGCGCCTGGAAAACTCATGCGAACGTAACCTCGCCTGGCACATGCGCCCGCACGAACGGCCCTAGTACGCGCCGCTGTTGGTTGTCCACCGCTGTAGCGAGCCGGGTATAGAAATAGTCCCCGATGCGTTCCTGGGACATCTCCGGCGAGTTCCGGCGGTCCTTGAAATATTGCCGCGCGAGCCATGCGCACATTTGCGACACCGGCGCCGGGTACTTATAGACGTTGATCGCCGCCTCTGAATGCGCCGCCGCAGTCGTACCGTTCACGCCGCGCGTAACCGTCACGGACGTGTCGGAGATGGCCGAAACGTACATCTGCTCCGTACCGATCAGGATTGTATGCCCGACCTTCACTGTTGCGCTTGGGTCCGAGTCTGCCGTTAGCGTCGTGCCGGTCGTCGTCGCAAGCGTCCCTGTAAACCCGGAGTCCGTGTACGGCGTTGCGCTCAGGCCGTCGCCGTAGCCCCACTGCCCTACAATCTTGAGGTTGTGACGCCCGCCGCGGAACGTGTAGCTGCCAAACTCGGTAATCTCCATCGAGTGTTTGGGCCACCCGTTCCGCGGCACGAGCCAGAAGTCGGTATCCTCGGTCCACGTCTCGCCGTCGTAAGTCCCATCCTGCTCTGAGTCCGCCGTCATTGTTGTAGCGACTAATAGATCGTCGTCGAGAATGACGCGCTGCGGAATGGCCGGGGTTTGGTACCGCGTTTCGGACCTCACGAAAAAATGGCGGTAACAATACAAATCAATGGCGCGGCTCGCCGCTTCGAGATACCTAAGCAGCGCGGCGTCGTGCGTCGTAGCGGACACTGGATCTAGGTCCGCCTTGACGTTCGCCAATGTTTCGTACAGGTTCAATGGTTGCTATCCGTGTTCAACGGTTTGCGGTGCGAATCTGCGGTATCCCGCGTTCCGCTACGCGCTTCACGATCACGCCCTGCTTGCGCGTCACTAAGTCGCGTGCGGTCGCTTCGCTTACCTTGACCGTTTCGCCTGTGTTGACAAGCCGGACGATCACCATTACGCGGCCCTCCAGTAGAGAATAAGCACACCGGCTTTCGTGTCACCGGCGTTCGATACCGTGATCGTGAGCACACTTGATACGACAGGGAACGCGGCAATCCCTATCGGCGTCGCGTCATAATTGAGCAGACAGAAATTCACCTGCTCAGTGTTCGCCGTGTCGCGATCCGTTAGGTCGTCTTGGCACAGCGCGAGCACGTCGTACCCGTCCGCGTCAGTGAGCACGATGTCATAGTTATCCGTCGGCGCGGCAGCGCCTGGATCAGTGATCGCCTGCAACAGCGAACCATTGATCTTTTGGTCCGTGTCCGCGGTCGCGTCGCCGTCACCGTCGCTTGTCCACGTCGCGGTAATCTTGCGGATTACGCCGAGATTTTCCTCGGCAATGGTTATCGCCATGACTACGCCGCCGCCGCAATCGAAGCGCTTGCTTCAAGCGGGTAGTACCACAAGAAGAACTCGATCACGCCGCCAGTGGCAGCGCCGCCGCCGCCGGAAGTCATCTCGATGGTCACGCCGTCGAATATTCCAATACCGCGGCCAACGCCGCCGAGTCCGGCGAACCCAACCAGCGGCGTGTCGCCACCGTTGAACGTAGCCGCTGGATCACCGCCGATCAGATACAGCGTATCTTGTGCATCAATGGTAATTACCGTCGATGCGGCAATCGGCGTATTCGATCCGTCTTTGACGTTGATGACAATCTCGGGGTCCGTACCGCCGGAAATGACGGTCGTTACGCGACCTACGATCATTGTCACGTAACAAAGCCCGGTAACATCGAACAGGTCATCCGCCGCCGCGGTAGGATCTCCGCCGGTCTTGGATACCAGAATTCCGAAGCCCGGAATATCGACGCCCGATAGACCGCGAAGCATATCGTACATGCTTCGGTCGGCCATCTCCGTGTCAGTCCCGAGTTTGCCGTGCAGACTATCGCTTGTGGTTACGTTCGCTGTACCGATCAACGACGCGAGCGTCGATACATCGTCGCTCGCTAACGCCGCGCCGGACCCGCCGGAAAAACTCGCCCCGGCCCCCGTGTCGAACGTATCGCGAACGGCCCACGTCGAACCGGTGACAGTATCCACGACATTTTTCGATAGGTCAGTCGTGCCCGAATTGAGAATCGTACAACCTTGCACGACAACCTTGGTACAGGCGGTCGTCTCGAATTCGATCACCGCGGTCGAGAATTTGCCCTGGAACACGCAATTACGGATGACCACTTCATCAGATCCGACCAAACGGATCGCGTTCACGCAGGCATTGCCGCCGGTGTACCCGCTATAGGTACAGTCATCGACGAGCAGTCGATCCGCCGCGGCGGTAGTGATCATGCCGCGTACAAACTCAATGTCTGTCGTGTCGCGCCATTCCACTTTCCGCAGCGTAACCGCGGCAGCCGAAATCGTGAGCACAGCCGTTACACTGTCGATACCTGCGACGATCAAAACGTTTTCAAGCGTGATACTTGCCGCTGAAATCGTCGCCGATGCGCCAGTGTGCGAAAATGTGAACGTAGGCCGGTCGTTGCCTTCGCCAAGCCCGATTACTTTGATTCCGGCGACGTCCAACGCAAACAGACTTCCGGTCGCGGCTTTCGTCTCAGCGTGCCCCGGCATCACGTAGATAATGTCGCCGTTGTTCGCCGTGCATTGTGACACGGCAAAATCAAGTGTGGCAAACGGGCTGTCGGGGTTATCGCCGAATCCGGCGGTATCGCCATTTGTGGAACTGCCGGAATCGACGAAGAAACGATTCCCGGTTGTGCGGCCTTCGTCCTCAATTACGACGGGCCCGCCGGAGTGTTGTTTGCCGAATAGGCTAGTGCGTGCATTTGCCATCTCGGGGTAAACCTTTCTGTTGGTTGTCCTTTGTTAGCGATGGTTGTTGTTCGGCGGGCCGCAGCACAAGCCACGGCCCGCCGTCATTCAGTTGATTACGTGATCGCCGTCGGCGTCCCGTCCTTCTGGTACCGCGCGCCGCTCAGGATAGCGACCGCGGATACGAGCGTAGCCGCGGACGGGTCCGTGAGTTTCAGCACGAGATACGGATAACCGTCCGTGAGTTCCGCGGCGTCGACAGAGATGACGTAAATCAATCCGTCATTTGTCGAAGTGTCGAACCCCGTAGAAGCAACAGTTACTGCCGTCCGCGTACCGAGCGTGTCGCCCGCCGCGGTCGTCTCCGCGTAGTAAGAGAAGGTGATCTCAGTGGTGTCGTTCCCGGCGTTGTCGTCGGATTCTTCCAGCGTGACGGTAGTCGCCGCGCCGGTTACGCCCAGCGTGAGAATGATATCCACGTGAGCGTAGTTCTTCATCGAAAAGTAGTCGGAAACCGTCGCCCCGCCGTTCACGTCAATCGGCGGAATGATGCTGACTACGTGCCCCTGTTCGGGAATTACAAAGCCCTTCATGGTACTTAGTCTCCTTTCATTGCCGCGGCATTAACTACGCGCGGGCTGCCAACGCCACGAACGGCGAGATGGTATTGCTGCCTTTTGCCGGAGTCACTGCGGTATCCCACATGGATTGACCGTTGACCCGCCACGTAAAGCGGAACGTCATCTCATCCGTGAGAAATTGAACGTGTGCGCTCGACGCCTGTTGAATGCCGCCCTTTTCGATCAGCATCCATTGCGACAGGTCCGCGAGAATGATATCGCCCGCCGTACCGAGCGTCGCGCATTGTTCGACCGGGACAACCGGGCGGCCTTTGAGCGTCGCGAACGGAGCAGCGGAATACCCGCCAGCCGGTAGGTACACCGGCATTCCGCCAGTGCCAACCGGAACGTTGAGGCCGTCTAACTCAGGCTCAACATCCTGGTTGATAAACCAGACCGCATTCCGTCGGCTTGGCGCGTACATTCGCGACCACATCTTCGAGATGTTTTTCGCGACAACCGTCGTATTCGCCTGTCCAGATTCCTTCGCAACAGTCACAAGCGCCGCGGAATTCAAAATCCCCTGCGGCTTTGCCGCACCGTCGCCGTTGATGATGTTGTCTTCGAGTTCGTATTGCATCTCGGAGATAAACGCCCGGCTCGCGAGAGATTCGAGCATGACCGCGTCTTGAAGTTCTTCGTCGGTCGCGTAGTACAGGCCGATCATTTTTTCAAGCGACATTTCGACGCGCCGGAATTTCGGCTTGCTTTTCGTCGCCGTGTCGCCCTCGTTGGCCCAATAAACGACCACGCCGCCCCACCGCGATCCGTTTGCCCGGATCGATTCGGCGATAGCGTTGCGCTTGATGCCGTTCGAGTTCGGTCCGATCTGTACGCGGTCAACGCGCGACGCGATCTCGCCGCCTGCAAAGCCGGGTTTGAACACGTCGGGTAGCATGTCTTTTCCGACAAGAAAACCGCCGTCCGATGGTACGGACTCGCTCAGACCGAGCGCGCGGAGTTGGTTCTTTTCGTTGATTGCGAGCCGGTCGGAGATTTGCCGATCAAGCGCTGCGGTCCGAACGTCGAGCAGATATTGCCCGAACGAATACGGCGCGAGTGCGCGGCGATCTTCGCCCGCTGTAATTTCGTCGCCCTCCACGCCGTCATCCGTGTCCGCGTCAGCGGTATCCGGTGCGCCGCCGGTGTCGCGGGCGCGTTTGTCCGCCGCAACGATAGTGCGCTGAATACGGTCGAGATTCGGGAGTTCTTTTTCTCCGATTTCCTCGGCCCGCGTCAATTGTTCATCCGTCGGATCGGCGGCTTCGAGAATCTTTTTGAGTTCCGCCTCGAGCCGTTCGCGTTCCTTGCGGATCTTTTCAAAAGTCCACATTACGAGTTTACCTCCTGTAGCCGTAGCCGTAGCTGTTGTCTGCGCCGCATGGCGTCGGCCCGTAGCCGACGTTGCCGCACCTTGCGTTCTAGCGCCGCATCTGCGTCGTTGTCCGTATCCTGCCCGGCGTCCGAGTGGGGCACGTTGGTTCCCGGCTCGGCAGTGTGCGAATGGATATGCACGTCGCGCTCTGCGGTAATCTGGTAATGCACTGGCGACATGATTCTCGACGCCATTTGAAACGCTCGAACATCCTTGCCGCTGGCCGCCATTATCGCCATAGCGTCCTTAACTTCGACCTCCGTGTCCTCGTACCAGGGAAACGTGACCGGCGATACCTCGTGCAGCTTTACTTCGAGCAACTCAAACAGGGGCTGCTTGTTCTCGTCGTCGCGTTTGGTCATTTTTTCCTTGATGACCTCGAATCCGAAACTCATCCCGGTTACGAGGCCCGTCTCAATCCGGCGCACTGTGTCTTTCCCGTCCTGCGTTTGCACGTCAGGCCGCATCTCGAACCGTAGTCCGTGGTCGTCTTCGGATAGCGATAGCGTTTTGTTTGCAGTCGTCGCGAGTGGCCGGCTGGACTCATGGTTCCACAGCGCCCGGATGTTCTTATTTTCTTTCAAAGTCTTTTTGAATGCGCCGGGCCTTACAAGCTCGTTGTACGCTTCGCTGTCAAACACCGCCGCGTAACCCTCGAGCACGGGGCCGTCGCTGTCGCGGCGTACACGTACAGCCGCATCCGTAATCTGAATCGCGCGTGTCCGGTAGAATTCCATAGCGTTGTTCCGTCCTGTTAGGTCCGTCCTGCCTGTTAGCCTTGCACCAGCGTACAGTCGCACCCTTCGT